GCGTGCAGCCGCAGGCCGAACCTGCTCCCCCGGAAGGGATTGAAGACGTCGTTGCGCCTCAGCAAGAGCAGCCTGCCGTAGTCACGGAAGAACCTGCAGTCACGGAAGAACCTGCAGGCACGGAAGAACCTGCAGTCACGGAAGAACCTGCAGTCACGGAAGAACCTGCAGTCACGGAAGAACCTGCAGTCGCGGAAGAACCTGCAGTCGCCCCCGCCACTGCCGAGACCGAGAAGGTCGCCCGGTACAGTGAGATCATGCCCGGTCTGTGGAATGAGGCGATGACACGCAGTGCCGAAGCCACGCCCGAGGCAACCCCGGAGCAGGTCACGCAGGGTGCGCTTGAGATCTTCGAGACCGCACTGACGGACATGGGCGTGGATCTCAATATCTTGAATGCCCCAGAGGAGCAGACCGCCACCGCCGCTGGGCAGACGGAGCAGGGTGAGCAGCCTGTTGACGAAGACCTAGGCGGTGGGTATTTCCTCGACCAGAAAGACGGACGCTACCGTGTCGTGACCCGACGCAAGGATGGTAAGACCAAGAAAGTTATCCAGACCTTCTCGGGGGCGACCACCGGGGCGCAGGCGAGGGAGCAGTTCCTGCGCAGCAACGCCCCGGCACAGGAGGCCGGGCAAGCCAGTGACGAGGTGGCGCCGGGTTTGTTCCTCGAGAAGAAAAACGATAACTACCGGGTGGTCTCCCGGCGCAAGGACGGCAAGACCAAGGAAGTTGTCGCGATGTTCAGCGCGAGGATGGATGAGCAGCAGGCCCGTGAAGCCTTCGCCCGCATGCAGGCTGCAGAGTTTGACGAGCCTGCCGCCCCGCAGCAGCGCGAAGTGCGTACCGCACAGGGCGAGCGTGCCATTATCCGTCGCAGAGGTGGGGTCAAGCAGCGGGCAGAGGAGCAGAGCGAAGAAGAGACCACGACGCAGACCGCTCCCGCTGAGTACGACGAGGCGCAAGAGCCGGTCGCTCCGATTGAGGAGCTGCTAAATGGCGCAGGTGTTCGGGCGCATGCCCGCGTGGCTCAGGTCGAAGAGGCGCTGGCCAACCTCGCCACCGAGGTCACAGACGTGACCGGGCGCGGCGTGCAGTTCTTTGCCACGGACACCAAGGTTCCCTTTGCAGGGGTGAGCTTCGCCAACGACAACACAGTTTATGTCAACGCCAGTCGGGGCTCTGTCACGCACAGGTTTGTACTGGGGCACGAGCTGTTTCATAAGCTGCGCCAAGATCTCGGTCGCACCGAAGGGGGGCGCAAGCTCCTCAAGGTTCTCTCGCAGGATCTCAAGGCGATGGACGCAGAGACCGCAGCGCGGTATGTGGCTCGCGCCACGGGTAGCCGCCAGCTCTCCGAACCGGAGGTTATCGAGGAAGCTGAAGCCGATCGGTTTGCCAGCTACTTCGACAACGAAGCCTTCTGGCGTGAGGCCGTCCGGCGGGCCGATCCCAACCTGCGAAGCACCGAGTCGCTTGTGGACAGCGTGGTGGGTTTCTTCGACCGGCTGCTGCTTAATGCCGCAGGCTATGGGCAGTTCTTCAATGAGCTGGCACGCGGGCGCAGAAACGCAGCCCGTGCGTTGGGCGAGCATCTGGCCTCAAAGTGGAACAGCCGCTTCTCCTCCCCGGACGTCGGGATGCTTGCACCCTCGCAGGTGGATCCCAAGTTTCTGTTCGTGCCTGCAGAGGGCACAGAGGTTGGATCCTTTACTGACCTCAAGGACATGGCGACCAAGGTCGAAGTCTCGGACGAGCTTATGGCCTTCAAGCGCGATGGATACAAGACGTTTGCCGAGAACCCAAACCGCAAGATGCGGCTAAAGGATCTCGTCGACCACCCGATGTTCGATGAGCTTGGTGCCCGGATGCAGACGGTCGAAGTCATAAACCGTCCAGACTACCAGCAGCGCGGCGGGGGCTCCTACGATTCCGCCAAGCACCTTATTACACTCTACACCGACCCCGACACCAGCGCGGAATCGCAGCGCTTCGCCCTAAAGTCTACGCTGCTGCACGAGATGCAGCACGTCGTGCAGACCTCCTACGGCTTTGCCCGTGGCACCAGCGTCAAGTATCTCAAGTCGCTCGGCGACCTGCAGATGCGGGTTGAGCTGGGTTATTACCAGTACGCGGTGGCGGCGATGCTGCGCAAGGCGGCCAACAACCCGCAGGAATACCAAGCGATCTCTGAGAAGCTGCGCACCGCGCTTGCCCTTGAGACGTTTGACCCTTCTCTGTGGGATGCAAGCGAGCTTGAGAACGCCACGGAGTGGCACGTCGCTGAGCGTCTTCGTCGGGAGCGGATGATCGAAGCCACCTTCAACATGGCAAACGACTACGATAACTACCCAACGCTTGAGTCTATCAACCAAGCCAAGAAGTTTTGGGGGAACAACGGCGCTGAGCTGATCGCTTACGAGGCATACTTCTACACCGCTGGTGAGGAAGAGGCCCGCCGCGTGGCAGATCGGGATTACCTCCCACCGGAGGAGCGCATCGGGCGTCCGTTTGAGCCGGACGCAATGTTTGCCGACAACGACCGAGTCTTCAAATTCAATAACGAGGATCTGTCCGAGTTCGACGGCCCCTACATGGACGACCCAGTTATTGTGCGCAAGCTACCTGAAGGGCTTTATCTCTCCGGCGCCAAGTTCCGCATGGACGAAGCCATGAAGGCGGTGGGATCCAAGGCCAGTGAGCAGCTGCGCACGCATCTGAGCAACGCCAAAGACATTATCAGCGATGCCCGCACCCCCGGGGGCCGCACCGGCCTCAAGCACGCAGCGGCTGAACACACCATGAAGTTTCTCCCGGCGAACAATCTGGTCGAGCTGTTCCAGAAAGATATGCCGGAGATCAAGACGTGGAACCAGCTGCTCGATTCCTACCAGACCGAGCGCGTGCGCTGGCTCGATCACATGATCTCACTGATCCACCCCTTCCACAACGAGCTGCGCCAAGAGGTGCCCGCCCTCAAAAAGGCAGCTCTGACCAACTCGTTCCTGCAGATCACCCCGTGGGCGTCGATGGATCGCCAGAGCTGGGTCAGCAGCGCGGCAGGGGTGGCACCCAAAGGGCTGACCGCTGAGCAGCGCGTGGAGATGAGCGAGAAGCACTGGGAAGAAGCGGATATGACCCGCAAGACGGGCTATACCTTCCGGCAGGCATGGCAGGAGGGGCGCAAAGCCTACGATGCGATGACCCCAGCCGCCCAGTCTCAGTACCAGTCGCTGGTGAAGAAGATGCAGGAGATCCATCAGGAGATGGTTATTGCTCAGGAGAACCGGATCAAGGAGGCCGCAGACGGCGACGAGGAAACAGAGCGCCTGCTGCGTCGCAAGCTGCTGCCCCGCGAAGGGGTGGTCCGCGGTGCCTACTGGCCCCTGCAACGCTTCGGCAAGCATGCCCTCGTCGTGCGCAGGCGCGGCAGCAAGAACCCGCTCGATTATACCTTCCAGCTCTTTGAGAGCCGCAGGGAACGAGACCGGGCGCAGGCTGCGGCAGTAGCTGAGTACGGCGTAGAGGAGTTTGAGATCTACCCCTACACAGTGGCCGGTCGCGGCGGCGGTGCCAGAGCCGCAGTGCCGAAACAATTTGTGGACAGCCTCGTGGAAGAGGTCACACAGATCGCCCGGCTGCGCGGCGGAGCAAACGAGGGGGTGGTCAATGATATGATCGAGGCCGCAAGTGAGATGTGGCTGCAGTGGCAGCCGGAGACCTCGGCGCTCAAAAACGCCATGAAACGCAATACGGTGCAGGGTTACAGCACCGACGCCCTTCGCTCCGCAGCAAACTACACGGCCAATATGTCGAACCGGCTGGCGCAGGTCAAGCACGGTCATGAGATCGAGCGGGTTATAAACCGCATGGACGACAAGGTACGCACCGAGGCCCGAGATAAGGGAGAAGAGAATCGGCTACACCGCGCACTGGTCGGGGATCTCAGAGATAGGCTGGAAGCAACACGGCAGGCGGACACCAATGCCTTTACCCGAGGCGCAACCAAGCTGGCAAGCGGGATGTTCATGTTCTCTCCCTCTGCCTATCTGGTGCAGCTCTCGCAGCCGGTGGCTATCGCCCTGCCACGGCTGGCCACAGATCCGGGTAACTCGGTGATGACGGCCACTGCCGCACTCAACTCGGCCTTTGCCTCCGTGATCCGGGATAAGGACTTCAACATTGACAAGCTGGTCAATCCCTCCCACAACCCGGAGGATGTCGTCAAAGCCCGGCAGGTGTTCGATCAGCTCAAGGCGTTTGAGGCTCCCGACTCCCTGCGTGGCCGCGAAGCGGCACGGGCGGGGGCGGTTACTCAGGAACAGGTCAACGCTGCGATCAAGAAACTCAACCCCCGCCAGCGCGATCTGCTCGCTCTGCTCTACGCACTGGATCGCGGAGTGATGTCAGCGACCACCACCAACGAGGCGGTCGATCTCGGCAAAGGGCATGAGGGCACAGGTGGGATGCGCAAGCTGCTCTTCTTCATGCGTAAGGGGGAGGAGCACTCACGGCTTACGACCTTCCTTGCAGCGTTCAGGCTGGCCAGCAAAAAGAACCAGAGCTTTACGGCGGCAGCGCAGTACGCAGCAGAAGTGACCAACGCCACGATGTATAACTACAACAAGGAAGCCAAGCCCGCGGTCCTGCAAAACGCTTATGTCCGGGTGCTTACCCAGTTTCAATACTACCGCATCGCGACGGTGGCCCGGATGGTCTCTCTTTCCCTGCGCTCGATAGGCGACTCGGCCTCCCCACAGGAGCGGGCACAGGCCCGCAAGGAGATCGCATGGGTCATGCTCAACTCGGTGGTGCTTGGCGGGATCATGGGCGGGCTGCCTACCGCGGCACTGCTCAAGCTCTACGGGCTGTTCTTTGGTGGCGACGAGGACGAGCCGAGAGATGTTCAGGGCGAGCTTGAAGCCTACCTCGCAACCAAACCCGGTGGGCAGCTGGCGCTGCGTGGGATCGCTGGCACCATCGGCGGTGACGTCTCGAGAAGGATCGGCTTGGCCGATGTCTTTGGTCTCGGTGGCGGCGCTCCCGCCAGCCTGCACGGGGATAGCTACGCTGACTGGTTGGCAGTTCAAGGGCTTGGCCCCTTCTGGTCTGTGGCCCGGGGATGGTTCGAGGGCTACGATAAGATCACCCGCGAGGGTAAGGTCTACGAGGGGATGTCCTACATGGTGCCCAAGGCCGTGCGTGATGCCATGCGGGCATGGGAGCTGGTCGCCCGCGACGGAGCTAAGACAACCTCCGGCAAGGTAGTGGTTCCCTCCGAAGAAGCCGATCTGGTGGATGTCACGCTGCTGGCCATAGGGATCAACCCGACCAAGCTCGCCTCGGCCTTCGCCAAGGAGCGAGCCGTGCGCAACATCGGGGTCAAGCTCTCGGAGCGTCGGGCTGAATTGATAAGAAAGTATGTGGATGCCTACGAGACCGGAGATCCTGAGCTGGTAGAGGAGCAGCTGGACGAGATTGCAGCCTTTAACCGTAAGCAGCCCGGCGCGGCTGTGACCAAGAGCGATGTGAGAAGTGCTTCGACAACTGCCTTCAAGAAGCTCCACGGGATCAGCACAGATCGCGAGGCTTACATCTCTCAGCAGATCGGGTTTGAGTAGGAAGGGCAAAGCCCCTCACTTGGAGGGGCTTTCAATTCTAGCATATCCGTTTTCAAAAACCTCAGAGGGCGACCACGACTCGTAGCCGTCTTCGTACAGGACGAAGTACCCTCGATCCTCGGCGGTGCCAAAGTAGCGCTCGTCGAAGTCTGCACGGGTGTGGAACGGCAGCAGCTTGGGGTCGGCGGGTACGAGCATCACCGAGCCGTCGTATGGATTGACCTCAAGGCTTCCGATTTTCACCGCCTGCACGATCTTGTGGCACTGGTAGCGAGGCAGCTGGGCCTTTATTGCTTCACTGTCCAGTAACATAGCCGCTCTCCTCCTTTTTCTCTGGGGTTCTTCCATCTTCCGGCAGGATGATCTCTACCCCGAAGCGCTCTTTGTAGAAGGTACGCAGCGCGTTGAACGCCCAGTATGAATGGGTGACGACCGCCAGATGCTGCGCCTGAGACCACTCGGACGGGTCACGCTTCATCAGAGTGTCGATACTGTCCAGTTCTTCTTGCGCCTTGTTTGCAAGCATCAGATCTTCAAGAGATAGTTGTTCACCACTCATCTGCAATTCTCCTTTGTTTTCGAGAGATCCTTGAGCAGCTTGGTCTCCTCGACCAGAGCTGCAGCGACATAGCCAAGGGCTGGGGTTTTCAGATTGATCTCCAGACACGGCTGGAGTGTCCCGGCGTAGGCGGTGCCAGCACCGAGGAGCTTGCGCTTGTTGGCGTTTATCAGGGATCCATTGGCGATCATCGCACTGCGCCATGTGGAGAAGCTGGCATAGCGCCTGCCCATCCAGTCCCTGAATTTTGAGCGGCTGATAAAGAGGCGGTACTTATCCTCTTCGAGCCGGTAGACAAGGCTCTTGCCGTGGGGGTAATCAAGCACGGCGCTGACATTGCGCGGGTCGCGTCCGACCTCAACCACCAGCCGGTTGCCGGTATAGTCATCGAGGAACATACCCAGCAGGGTGATCGGGTCGTCCGTCATCTCACTGCGGCAATCACGCATCTGGCGGATCTGGCTGATGGCCCACGTCAGCACCCGGCGCACGTCGAATTGAATCAGGCCGAGGCGCTGGGCAATCGAGCCTCCGTAGACCGAGGCTGCGACCATCGCCGCCCAAAAGCGGTCGTTGCTGTCTGCGCCGGTTTCCTTCTCGATATGCGCTGCGATCTGGTCGATCTTGGCTTGGTGCACGTCGGTGTTCTTGACCAGCTCTGCGACGAAGATCTCGCCCGCATGCCCGTAGTTTTCTGTGATGGTACGGTAGATCGCAGTGCAGGTGGGGCGGTCCAGCGCATCGCAGCGCTGCAGGCTGTATTCAAAGACACGGTTCATCTCCGCCGAAGCGTCGGACTTATGACCCGAGAGCTTATCGAGCAGTGAGGCGTTGGAGCTGACCAGTGCGATTGTGTTCCAATGGTTAAGCGAGGCACGCTCTACCGCGTTCTTAGTGAGCCTCGCCTTGTCGCGCCCCTGCGTGATGCGGTAGACCAGATCCGACAGCTCTGCCGGGTCAATGTTGGTGATCTCGTCGATGGTCAGCGGCAGGCTGCCGTAGACCCCAAGCCGTGCCACCAGACTGTTGCGTGTGTCGTCACGCAGCATCATCAGCTCGTCCTGTTTGCCGTAAACGCTCTGTGCCCAGCGGGTCACAAGGGTCTTGCCAATGCCTGATTGCCCGACCAGTGAGACCATCGCCCCCTCGTAGCCGGTAAATTTCATCAGCGGTGCACCGAATGCTCCGGCCAGCAGCGCGAACGCATAGGGCTCTGTACCTTCTTCGTTAAAGACATCTGTTGTGCGCACCCACTCGGCCAGCTCTCCCTTGCAGTGGTAGGCTTGGGCCGCGGTGGGAATGTTATTGGCGAGCGCGACCTGATCGACGCTGCCATCGCTGTTGAAGATCTTGGTGCCAAGCACGAAGGCACGGCTGCCGTTTATCTCTTTCCATCCCATCTGATTCATCAGCCGCCCGAGCTTACGCTTCCGTTGCAGGCGCTGCATGTAACCTTCGAGATACGCACACATTAGATTCTTCTCCTTCTTGCCGGTAATGTGAACGTGGTTGTCCCACAAAGCGGTCAATAATCCCCGGGAGTCATTGACGACCGAAGAGCGGATAGTAAACTCATGCCATCCATCGTGCGGGAGGCGATGGCGGATTACAGTGACCTCGTAACCTAACGACTCATCGAAGGAAATGCTTATGGGATAAATGTCAAGGTCGTAAACCTTGAACTGGACATCACCATCCTGCAGGAAAATGCCCTCCTTGGTGCGCAGGAACGGCGGCGGGGGCTCGACCTCCTCCTCGGTGGGGGCAGGCAGCGGCTCCGGCTCGGGTCTTCCCAGCAGGATCGGTGATTTCACCTTATCTTTGTAGCGGCACCCGAGACAGTTATCGGGCTGGAGGGAGGCGAAGTAGGTACATGTTGTTGGCCCGACGCCGGACTGCTCGTGCTGGGAGATCTTGGCGTCGGTTTCGTCCTCGGTATAGTCCGGGTGTCCGCTACTCCACTCGTGGATAATCTCCTCTCCGCCGACTGTGTGCCTGAGCAGGCCGATGCAGGCGTACCACTGCGGCTCGGGGATGTTGCCCTGTCGGTCACGCATAACGGCGAGCTGAGCGCAGCGGTCTGCAATCTTGCGCGGGTCGGAGGGAATCTCTTCGTATACGCTGAACTGGCTCCACGCGTCATCGCTGTCTGCCTTGGGTGCAGAGGCGACATTGGTCTTGATCTGCTGCCGGTTCGCCGCCCGTGCCAGCCGCGTAACGAAGTCCCGGAAGTCATACTGCGGGAGGTCTTTGTTGAGCACGGTGACGGTGCGCGGAGGCTGCCCCGGTTTGCGGTTGGTTGATCCCGGTGGGCGCAGGATGCTGGCTGCGTCCGAGGTTCGGGCCGGGTCGGCCTGCAGTCCGTATGCGGGGCATACCTGCTTGAGAACCTGCGCGACTTTTACCCACTGAGACTTGGGGATGTCGTGGCTCATGGGCCAGTGCGCGTAGAGCCCGCGCCCGGATGAAGTCACGATGGGTTCCGGTAGTCCTGCCGCTTCGACCATCTGCTTGAGGGCTATCGCGCCTTCGCGCTGGGAGGGGTAGGGCTTGTCTTCGCCGCAGTCTATGTCGAGGAAAAAAGACCGCAACGCCAGTGCGTTATCAGCGTTGCGGCGGGTGGGTTCACGAAATGTGGCTTGTGCGATGTAGACCGTGTGGCCTTGAGCATCTTTGTCGAGCAGGTATTCTTCTGCATCCTCCAAGGACTCAAAGAACTTGTGGCGGAAGTTCCCCCGGGAGACAGTGACGGCACAGTAGCGCCCTTGTGCTGGGAGTGCGCGATTCAAAAACATAGAGACACCTTACGAAAGTAAAGAGAACCACAGTGTTAATCACATGGTTCATCTTACACGGATCCTTTGACGTCCCTGAGAATCCGCTTTATGGCAGCGAGCCGTTCGGTGCGCGGCATATCGTCAGGCAGGGGCAAGCGGCCTTGCTCCATTGCGAGGTGAAGAAGGTTAGCGTAACTCGAAGCGAGCTTGGTACGCAACTGTTCTCCGTGGGTCACCCCGCTTTTCCAGTTGTGCAGGGTCGCCCTCGACACGGGTAGAATCTTAGACGCTTCGGTGAGCGTCACCCCTGCGTCTTCTATGGTCTTAATAATTTCAGAGGGTTCCATTGGTCGGCTCCTAAAAAGGTGCCCCCTCCCGACCAGCAGGAGGGGGCTAAGGTTTTACAGCCCGAGCAGGTCGGCCAGCTCGTCGTCAGACGGAGGGGCTTCCCCATCCTCGTCTGCGTCAGGGTCGGGCGTGCTGGCTTCTGCCTTGGCTTTCTTCTCGGCAGCGGCTTCTGCCTTGGCTTTCTTCTCGGCAGCGGCTTTGGCTTTCTTGTCAGCCTCTGCTTTGGCTTTCTTGTCGGCTTCAGCCTTGGCGGCAGCTTCAGCCTTGGCTTTGTCTTCCGCCTCTACGTCCGGGGCTTGTGCCGCAGGCGACGTCTGCTCCGGGGCAGGCTCAACGGCATAGGTCGGGTGCACAATCTCGTCAACCTCTGGAGATCCTGCCAGCTCGGCCAGCGCTGCAACCTTCTCACGGGGCACGAAGCCACCGACGCGGAAGTTAAGCACCGGGAAATCAGCCTCGTCATCCAGCGAAAGGAAGGTAATCACAGCACCGAGCTGGACCTTGCGGGTCTGCAGGGCGCGGACGAAGGTGCCGAAGTTTTTCAGCGATGCGGGCGGGATGCGCAGCGAGTAAACACCGCCAGCGTAGGACACCGCCAAGATCTTTGTGTCTTGGCAGGCTTTGCCCTTGGTGGGCTGCCCTGCGTTGTTGCGCCCTGAGCCGTAAGCGTTCATCGGGCAGGTGGCGCAGGTCTTGGAGACCGGGTTCTTGATGCTGCCGTCCGGCTTCACCCCGTCAATCGACCAGCAATCGGGTGCGTCGGCCTCCACGTTGGGGTCGTAGGCAGTGGCGTAGTAGGTCTTGTTGAGCGCCCGCTTCGCTGCGAGGATCACCACCGGCAGATACTGACCGTCGACCAGCTTTTTGATGGTGGTCTCTTCGCCGCCTTCAATCAGGCGAAACTTGCCACCCTTGGCGCGGATCGCCGGGGGCATGCCGGTCGAGATGCCGGTCATGGCGTCTTCGTACATGGCGGCTGCGTCCTGAGTGGTCATGGCGTACTCAGGGATCTCGTTGGGAATCATGATTTCTTTGTTGTCGCTCATACTTAGCTCCTTTGTGGTTAGTGCCGCTTATGCGCGGCGAACAGTGACAGCGACTTCGCGGGTGAAGTCAACCCCCGGCGGCGGGGGATCCTCGTACTCTCCATTCTGGTCAGGGTGCATGGACTCTTTGACCCCGGTCTTGCTGGCCCGGATTTCCATAAGGTGCCATGCGTCGTTCGCCCGAACGTACTTCAGAAATGCCTGCTTGTCTGCGACTTGGACGTACTCCTTGTATTGTTTATAAAACGTGCCTGCCTTGGTATTCGCGCTGGTGAGCCCTGCGTTATCGAGTGCCTGCTTCAGCCACTTCTCACAGTTATTCATCATCGCAACCAGCTCAGCGTCCTCGTCCTCGTACTTGCGCTTGAGCGCGGTGCGCCGATCACGCAACTCAATGTATTTCGCGACGACCTGCTCAGCAGTGGGTGCCTTCTTCGCCTCTGCCATAAATCCTCCTTTCGTAAAATCTGCACCTAGTCTAACCTTTCTCACTCTTTGTGTCAAGCGTTTTACACTCATTGGTTCCCCCGGACGAGATCGAGCACCACATCCTGCATGCGGGTCTTCTCCCACAAGGCTTTGTAGGTGTTGCGCTCGCCAGCCGTGGCGTACATATGAACAATGTTGGTGACATTCTTCTGGCTTGGCCGAACGATACGAGCGTTGGCTTGGTTGTAAGTATCGTTATTGTTGGTCGGCGCATACCAGATAATCATTGAGGCCGCAGTCAGGGTTAGACCATGTGCCATCGTGCCCGCGTTGGCCAGCAGGATCCGAGGGTGCTTCTCGTTCTGAAACTCGTGGAAGATTTGATTGCGTCGGGTGGCAGACACAGAGCCGTCGACTACCTCAACCGTCCAGTCTTTGGCCAGTTCCCTGCGCAGCGCATGCAGCACCCCGGAGAGAGGTACAAACACAATGACTTTCTCGCTGCACTCCTCAATGACTTCCTTGAGAAGTGCCAGCCGTGGGCCGAAGTCAATCTCTTGGACCGACCCATCTGAACTGTAAAGAACTCCGCAGGCGGCCTGCACCAGCTTGTTGACCAGCACAGCTGCATTGACTGCGGTGATTTCTGATTCCCCGACAACAGTCAATGCCTCATCCATCAACTCCTTGTAGTGCTTGGTCTGCGTGGCAGACAGGGCGCACTGTCGGTCCTGCCGGATGGTCGGGGGCAGGTCGATACAGTCCTCAAGCGCAAAGCGGATCGCAGGCGAGAGGATCTGGTGCACAAGATCTTCGGCCCCCCGACGAGGCACCCAGCGAAACTGGTTGACCTGCAGCATGGCGTCATCTCGGAAGGTGGTGAAGCTGCCGCGGTAGTTCTCGGGCTTTATCAGCTTCATCTGCCCGTAGGCATCCGTCGGGGCGTTGGGGGTCGGAGTGCCGGTCAGCCCCCATACCCAGCGGTCTACCCCTTGCTTGTTCAAAACATAATTCATCGTGCGCCAGCGTTTGGTACGGGCGTTGCGGTAGACTGCACACTCGTCGATGATGATAAGGTCGATATCGTGGCGCTCGGCCAGCTGCTCAGCGATGATCTGAATACCGTCGTGGTTGATGATATAAAAATCATGATCCTGCTCCAGCAACTCCATGCGCTTGTTGCGCGTGCCATGCAGCACGGCGAAGGATCTGTCGGGCAGTGTGAAGAACAGCTCGTCCGCCCACACACGCTCGAGGGTGGAGAGCGGAGCCACGATCAGGCATTTGTGCACCTCGCCCTCGCGCATGAGGTAGTCTGCCGCCCACACGTTGCTCAAGGTCTTGCCGGTGCCCATGCCGTTGAGACAGAAGCCGCGCCGGTTCATGGTCAGAAACTCAGTGGTCACGCGCTGGTGGTCGAACGGAGTAAACCTGCCGGGCCAGCGGTAGCGAGCACTGACTGGGGCCGGGACGTCAAGCCCCACGTTGCGCAGCAGGCGAGTCGCCTCCACCGTGTGTGGAACCGCGGCCACATGCCACTTGCCCCGGGCATGGGCGAGCTTGGCCTGCGGGAAGTAGTGCTTCGCCCGCTCCGGGTTCTTGACCGGAAAGACCAGATGGTCTTTGATGACCTTGACCCTGTTCACTTCAGGTGCTCCTCGACAAAGGCTGCGGCTTTCGCTTCAAGCTCTTCGATGCTGCCGGTGTTGTGGATGACAACATCATACGGGCACTCGTTGACCCGCCGATCTGCATGGTTGGAGAAGGGAGGCTCCCCACTGTCGCCGCGTCGCCGTGTGACCAGAACACGCAACGAGCCTACGGTCTGGTAAATCTTTTTGATTTCTTCCGGCTCCCGAATCATCATGAAGGTGACCTCTGCCTTGGGCAGTGCGGCGAGACAGTCGTAGTAGGGGCCGTTGTAGTGTTTGGTGTAGGCATCTTTGAGGTCGGAGAGGAAAGCCCGGCTCCTGTTGTTCTTAACTCCGTTCCACCCGAGCACGCGGGCGGCCTCCTTCACTCGGTCCACACTGCTGACGATCTGTGCTTTGCTCCCGCGCTTGGCAAGCTCCTTAACACAAGCCTCGGCGAAGGTATCCTTGCCAGCTTGTGGGTGCCCATTGATGATGACCGAGTTGCCTACCTTAACCGGCTGTTTCATCTTGCCCTCCTTGCGTGCTCTGAAAAAGTCAGAGTCTCCCTCGATGGCGATGCGCCCTGCTACGCAGGCGACGTGCTTGGCCTCCTCGTAAATGGCGTCCGCACTCCAATTCTCAAGCTGCGCTTTGCAGAGTCTGCCCATCGCCT